GTAGTTGATGTGTTGCCGCTATTTTTAGTAACAGGTGCCGAGACATTTTGTAATTGGGTAATTTCAGGATTCGTATCACCCAATAATTGATTCAGACTATTTTCACCAGATAAATCATTGATAGCATCACCTGCATCTACTTCCGGCATTTCAAACGCAGCCATATCTATATCATCAATTTTAAAGGCCGCAGCTTCGGCTTCTAGATCACCTGATTCAAATTCATCTAGATTAATATTAGGAGCTGCAATCTTATCCTCAATACCTTCCATACCTGTCGGTTTTTGAGCATCTATTTTGTCTTGTTCAGCTTGGGCTGCTGCCTTTTCTTCTAATTCTGCTTTCTTTAATTCAGCATTATTAGTATCCATTTTTGGTATCTCAGGCAGGTCGATATCAAATCCAAGGAAGCTGGCAAACTTACCTACTAGACCAAGAATAAAATTAACATAGCTTCCTACTAAATTTACGATGTGCCCAAATGCATCTTTTAAGTGAGCAACACCTAGCATTAAAACATCAAAGATAGAAGTAAACCCTAATGAATCTCTAATTTTGACTAGGGCGAAGGCAATAAGGCCAAAGAGTGCAGCAATTGCAAGTATTGGTAATAGTACTGGTGCCATAGCCGCAATAATAGGGGCAATAGCTGTCATCATACCAGTAAGTGCTCCAATCATTGCTGGAAGAAATGTACCTATCATAAATAATCTGAATACAGCAAAGGCTTTTCTTAGCCCATTAAATGCTTTCATAAAGGCACCACCAACAGCAGTTGCTGCACCACTTAGTGTGGATAATACTGTCGGTATAAATGTACCTACCATAAACAATCTAAATATTTTAAATCCTTTGAGTAGTAAACGAACACCTCTCATAATTCTACCCAAATTCCACAATAATACACCACCCAAAATACCAGCAATCATTCCGCCATTTTCTTTTAGTAAATCACCTGCTTTTTCAAAATCACCTGCAAAGACATTTTCAACAATGCTTACCATGTCTCCAACAAAACCAATTATTTTAGTTAATCCTGCAGCAAAGGCCTTGGGGTTAAGTAATAAAGTAGCAAGACCTGCAATTCCAGCAAGAAAACCACCTGATTCCTTAACCTTACCAATTCCTTTATCAAATGAATTGGACATTTTTAATAGGAGAGAATTGGCTTCTTCTTGTTTCTTTATAGCTTCTCTTTTATCTTCTTCTGATTTGATACCCTCTTGTAATGCAGCAAGTTGGTCGTTTGTTCTGTCTATCAACCCTTGGTCAAATTTAAGGCCCTGCTCTTGTAGTGATACCTGTTCTTGCATGATGGCATTTAAACTATCAAACTGTTCTCTTATGGCCTCCGTTTCTTCATTAGAGTTCATTCCCATAAACCCTTCAAGACCCTGCAGTGATTTCTGCATATCAACAGTAGCATTTACCTGCGAAGTAACATTAGATGATTGAGTTTTCATTGACTCAACTAATTCAGTTAAACTTTTAGCTTGTTTTTCAGCCGCCTTCTTGGCATCTTTACCACCAAACCCAGCCTCTACCTGTTTCATTGATAGCTTTTTATTGCCACCTTTCATCTTGTTACTTTCGTCAGCCATTTTTATTAATCCTTAAATTTGTTGTCTATCCAACATTTACCGTAATATAATATACCTAACCAAATTGAAAATAAAACACCATCAACATATGATAGTGATTCCCATGCACCAACCGGATCCATTATTTCTTACCCGAATATGCTTGAGCACCAAAGAAGGCAGCTACAATACCTGCAACAGCCACAAAATATGTTGGTGCCATACTACCCAATGTTTTTTGAGCTTCATCTAATCCTGCAAGTGAAGCAACTACTACAGCGAATGGATATAACAATAGTCCACCTAATGCAAACCATGTCATCTTGCGCTGCGCATCTCTCATTGCGTCTTGATCTTCTAGTTCTTTTTCTTTAAACTTTAAATAAAGTTCTTCTTCTTTTGTTGACACTTTACCGTCTCCATTTGTATCTGCAGGATGGTAATCTTTTTTTATTTCTTCACTCATTTTCGTTTCATTTTCCTATTTTGTTCTGCCACTCTGTCATTTTCTTCTTTTATCCATTGATGGAGTAGAGCGACATATATCTCCCTTTCCCATGGTAACATATTTTCCAACTCAGTTAAACTATATTTGTGATGTTGCATCATCGCAAAGTTAGTTTTATAATAGTTAACTAAAGTATCATGCGAAAGGCTTATGTAAAAAAATTTGACAGGCCTCTTAACTCTAAGGTCTGCTCATGACCGCATGTTATACAACTAAAATCGATGTTATGTTCCAAAGTTGGAATATTACCAAAGAACTCAGTTATTTTAGCAAACTGTGTAGAATTAAGACCATCAATAAACTCTTTTAGTTCTTTATCACTCTGATCTGCTGCATTCCACACTTCATCATCACTAAATATGTTATTAATACATGATGAAATCATATTATATGTCATTTCCATCTGCTTTTTAGCATCTGTTTTCTCTGGATCAAAGCCCAAACTAGCAACTGTATCAACAGAAGGATAATCAAATTCTATACCAACTGTATCTGTTAACATAATATGATTACTTTCAGGCATATCACCCATTTTTATATCATCTAGATTAATTTGTGCAGGTGTCATTGCTTCACATTTACCACACTTCAAATTAATATCTACTGTTTCACCTACTGATTTTGATCTCAGTCTTAGGAATAATTCCTCCAAGTCAAAACTTGTAAGTTTATTCACATTAATATCATCATATATACAAGCATTTAAAATATCTTTCAACGCCTTCATCATTTGTTTATTATCTTTTGATTCCATGGCAACCATGAGAATCTTTTCTTCCTTTACTAAGAAAGGTCGAAATTCAATTTGCTGTCCGGTACTTGGAATAGTTGCCTCATACCTTGAGCTGTTTAAAATTGGCAAAGCCATAATTTACTCTCCTATCATTTCATATTATATAATTGAACCAGGTATTGCAGCTGCAATTGCACTACCCGTACTACTTAATGGTCCCTCTGGTACATATTTATCATATGCAAAAGACACCGTTAACCTTAGAAATTCACCATCTGTATTATTAAGGTTAACCAAGGCAACATCAATTGGATATGCCTTCTCTAATTTAACACCGTATGTTGGCACATTCTTTTCATTTAAAGTCTGTATAATAATATCAGTGCTATAATCATCTTTATATCCCAATTTATAATCTTCAACATCTATAATAGAAGATGACCAATTATCAAACATTGTTTTCATATGCATATCATTTGTTAAAATAAATGTCATATTCACATCGCCGTCAATGTTTGTGTATGGGAATTTATTACTTTGTTTATTTGCCATATAATCAAGAGTTGATAAACTTCTAGAAGGTAGTGATACCTGTTCGCATAGAAGAGATATATCTCTTGGATCATTAATTAAATTTTTAACAGAAACACCATTACCAGATATTAAGCTGCCCACTAATACTTCTGGATTAATGTTTAATAGTGTCTGTGATGGGGGTGTGAATATCACATTAAAACGGTTTGCTTTAGCAAGTCCACCCTTCTTCGCAATAGTTGATTTTAATGAGTCTATATTCATTTCTGTCTCGCGATTTTAATTGATTCTTTCCAAACATTTGATTTGGAAGATTTCTTAAATTGTTCTGTTGGTAAGAAGATAGCTATCTCCCACTCTGTCATTGGCACTCTAACCAATCTAGATGCAACTTGACTTGTTAAATAATGTTTATAACATGGTTTAAATTCTTTATACTTACGAGTAGAATTTAATAGGTCAAGTCGTAACTTTGTTAATCTTGTTTTATTTTTAATTGTACTAGGTGATAATTTCATTAGTTCATCTAAGAATTTAGCCCTAATATCTGGTCTTAAATAGTGTAAATTTAACCCTACGAATCCGCCTGGTGCAGGAGCAACCATGATTGTTAAGGGGAATCTATCATAATATGGTAGTGTTTTCTTATGCTTTGGATCGTAGAAATACATATACATACTACCAATCATTGTTTTAGATGTAGGAT